GGAGGAGGCAAAATACATAAAGTCTCGAGAATTTGGGACAAACAAAACAGACAAGTAAAGGAAGAACTAGAGAGGCGCTATGACACTAGAGTGTATGCCTTATTGCCTTTTAGCTCAATAACCTTAGATGGTCATAAATATGAAGGACATGCAGGAAAACTTAATGCTTAGTAATCTCACAGTTCCGGTGCTGAACAGGTATGACTTATTGCAGAGAATGATTGACTCGATTGACTATCCGATTGAGCATCTTTTGTTGATTGACAACGGAGGACAGCTAACCGAAGTTATAGAAAATCCTTTAGTCAATAAAACAACAATCTTGAATATGCCTAGCAATCTAGGAGTAGCAGTTAGCTGGAACTTAGGAATCAAGAGCTTTGCAGAGCAGGATGTGTTCTTCTTTAGTTCGGCAGATACACAATACAAGCCAGGAGCGCTAGAGGCACTTGCTCAGGCTAATAAGAACCGCATAACACTAGCTCAAGACTTTCCCTGTTGGCACACCTTCGCTATCGGAAGTAAAATTGTCGAACTTATTGGCTTGTTTGACGAGTCGCTTTACCCTATCTATTTTGAGGATAATGACTACATGAGAAGGGCTGATCAGGCTGGACTCGTAACTCAATACATTGACATCAAAACTCAGCACGATAACAGTTCAACGATAAACTCAGATGCCGAGCTAAAGAAAAGAAACAGCACAACCTTTGTAAGCAACAGAATCTACTTTGAAAACAAGAAACACAACGAGGACTTTACAGAGGGAAGATGGAACATAACTCGCAGAAGGGCAAACAGTTGGGGCGTGTAGTCATTACAGGAGTTGCCGGATTCTTAGGCTCTCACCTCGCAGATAAGTTTCTAGCAGAAGGCTGGGAAGTAGTCGGTGTTGATAACTTCATCGGTGGTTATGAGGACAACATTCCTAAAGGCGTGGAGTTCTACGAGCGCGACCTAACCGAACTGGATTTAGAAGAAGAGTTCTGGAAGTCAGACTTGCTGATTCACGCAGCAGCTCTAGCCTATGAAGGCTTATCAGTATTTAGCCCTGCACTAATAAGCAAGAACATTATTCAGTCATCAGTCAATCTTGCGACTATTGCGGTCAAGCACAACATCCCTCGGTTTGTTTATTTGTCTTCTATGGCTCGCTATGGTGACCACGATGGAGAGATGTTCTTTGAGGACTTTACACTCAAACCGCAAGACCCTTATGGAATTGCCAAAGCATCGAGCGAGCAACTAATCCGCAATATCTTAGACACTCATGGAGTTGCCTGGACAATCATTGTTCCGCACAACATTATTGGGTCAAGACAAAAGTATGATGACCCTTACCGCAATGTAGCTAGTATTTTTGTCAATAGGATGCTCTCAGGGAAGCAGCCGATTATTTATGGTGACGGATCACAACAAAGATGCTTTAGCTTTGTCGGCGATGTAGTCGAGCCACTCTACAAGGCAACACAGATTCAAGAGTCTGTCAGCGAGGTAATCAATGTCGGGCCAGATAGAGGAACTGTAACTATTGCTCAACTAGCCGAAGCGATAGCAGAAAAGCTAGAGTTTGATTTAGACCCTATCTACATGACAGGCAGACCACAGGAAGTCCCGATAGCAACTTGCTCGGCACAGAAGGCTAGAGAGCTTTTAGGATATGAGGCTAAGACAACTCTCAACGCTGGACTAGATGAGCTAATTAGCTATATCAAGAACCGAGGAGCAAAGTCCTTTGAGTATCATCTACCGCTAGAGATAATCAACGAGCGCACACCTGCCACTTGGAACAACAAACTTATGTAGTTGTAGAATAGTAGCGAGGAGTTTTGATGGCTATTACTAATGGATATTGCACACTGGCACAGCTAAAGTCAAGTTTGCGAATTACCGACAATGTTGACGATGAGTTGCTAGAGCTTGCTATTGAGTCAGCATCGAGAGAGATTGACCAAGCCTGTGAGCGGTTCTTCTATCAGCTAGACAGCCAGACACGCTATTACAGAGCCTTAGACCCTTACCTCGTTGAGACTGACGACATTCGCTCAATCACTAGCGTAAAGACATCAGAGGGCGGTGATGGTGTTTATGACACTGTCTGGCAACCAAAGGACTGGCAAGAAGAGCCATTGAACGGATATGTTTCCGGCATCCCACACCCTACAACTCGCCTAGTCGCGATTGACGATTACCTCTGGCCTGTAGATCAGAGCGGAGAAGCTTTGGTAGAGATAGTCGGTGACTTCGGCTGGGAGTCAGTGCCTACCGCAATCACACAGGCAACAGTGCTTCTATCAGCAAGAATTTACAAGAGAAACGACAGCCCTCTAGGTGTAGCAGGTATCGGAGACTTGGGCGTTATCCGAGTCGGCAGACTTGACCCAGATGTTCAAACCCTGATTCACCCATTCATGAAGCCGAGGATGGCGTGACAATAAACGGAATCCGTCAGGGACTCGCTACTAATCTCGGCACTATTTCGGGCTTGAGAACAGCAGCCGAAATCCCAGACCAAGCCTCACCGCCGATAGCCATTGTCAACTTGCAGAACATTGACTATCACAACGCCATGCAGAACGGAATGACCAACTTTGTCTTTACTGTTCAGGTGATTGTAGGTAGAGCAGCCGAGAGAGAAGCACAGAGAAGGCTTGACGAATATGCCGAACCCTCTGGGGCAAGGTCTGTCAAGAGTGCGATAGAATCGGATAAGAGCCTAAATGGGAACTGTCAGACTTTGATTGTTGACAGTATGCCTAGCGTGGGTTCGCTACAAATGAACGACCAGACCTACTTGGCCGCTGAGTTCAGTGTCCAGGTATATGTATAGGAGAAACTAAATGGCAAAGTATGTTGTAACAGAAGCAACTTTGAGCATCAACGGAACTGATGTGTCAGATGCGGTTGCAAGAGCCGAGGTAACGGAAACCGCTGCCGAGGTAGATGTCACCGATTTTGGCTCAGGCGGAAACACTGAGGTAATCGGAGGCTTGAAGTCAGGCTCATTGAGCTTTGACATTCACCAGGACTATGGAACAGGCGCAGTCTCAGACACCCTGAAAGACCTAGTTGGAACAATCGGAACCTTCGTTGTTACCCCAAACGGAACAACAGTAAGTGGAACAAACCCTCAGATTACTACCGAGGCTTTGATTACAACTGTGACCTATGTCAGTGGATCAGTAGGTGACTTGGCAACAGCCAGCTACACCTTCCCAACCACCGGCGGAATCACAATCGCAACAGCATAAGGAAACTAAATGAGAATCAACCTACAAATTACTTACAGCAACAACACAACTAAAGATGTAACCTGCAACGCAGCTGACCTAGTTGCCTTTGAGGATAAATACAACATCAGCTCCGCTAAGCTCGGAGGCCCTGATAGCAAGTTGTCTTATCTGCTGTTCTTAGCTTGGCACGCCGAGAAGAGGACAGGCGCAACAAAGGATAACTTTGAGAAGTGGCTTGACACAATCGAGTCTGTTGGAGGTTCGGACAAAGACCCAAAATAAAGGGTCTCGGTGAATCCAGCAGTCATTGGTTTATTGCAGGGTTGGCTGTTGAGACAGGCATCTCACCGAGAGAACTGTTGCAACTAGATGACCGAATGTTGTGGACAATGTATCGCTGGCTTGTAGCGAAGAACCCACCAAAAGAGTAGCCCTCCCTTCGGGGAGGGTTTTCTCTTAGGTAGAATAGAGGAGAGGAGAGTCATGGCTAGAGTTGAAGGTATCGCAGAAGTTACTAAGCTTCTAAAACGCTTTGAACCTGATGTCCTAAAAGAGATGCGCAAAGAGTTCCGAGTTGAACTGAAACCCATCGCTCAGGAGATAGCTACTAACATCAACAGCCAAGTCACTCCACGCTTACAGAGTCGCGACTATGAGATGTTTCACAATGGTCGAACATCTTGGAACGGAGTTAGGGGAGGGACAAGCCTTCTAGCCTCAAGAACTAAGTCAATCGCGAAACTAACCTTTACAGGTCGAAGCGGTAAAGTAGGTTTTGACTACGCCGAGCTTGCAGGTATTGAGCGCAGACCACCTAGAGCTAGGTCTAAGGGCTGGTATTCGACTTCGGTAGGTTATCACTCCTATACATATAACGGACAGGGTAAGGTATTCAACGAGCGCTTAGAGAAAGACTTTGGTGGCCCTGGTCGCTTTGCCTTTGTTCGATACCTAAAGAGGCGAAAAGAAGTAGATAAAAAGGCTCAGAAGGTAGCTGACCGATTTATCAAGAGAGTGAATAGGCTGATCTAAATGGGCGTAAATATAGTCATTGATTCCAAGTTTGATG